TTGTCCTTGAGGGTTGCTAGTAGCTTTCCGAGGGCGTGGTGAGTGCTTTTGACATCGTAGGAGTAACCGTTCATTACCCCATCGGCTGACCCAGTGCGAGGGCTGAGGCCGAGGTCAAAGAATACATTTAAGTGCTTGGCTACGGCATACTCAGCGGTAACGCCTTGGGCATCTATATCTAGCCCAGCCATGTTGGCCTTCTTCATGTCCTTAACGTTGTTGCCTCTGGATAGCACGGACCGCAGGTGTCCTACGTGCTGGCACATCATGACTTCGTCGTCAGTTAAATTAATCTCAATCATTCCGTGATTCCATTTTTGTATGAACATGTGTCAGTAAGTTTGCGTTCTAGATTAGCCAAGGCCCTCCATGCTACCTTGTCCCAATCTTCTTCAACCATGTGTCGAATAAGTGCGTCTAGTTCGTCAGCGGATTTATCCATGTCCCAGTGCAGGGGTTTGTCAGGATGATGCTGTTGGTTGCCTTGGTAGCTACAGTGAGACACGGCGGCTAGTGCGTGAGGAAAGTATTTAATAAGGCCAGAATACATTGGGTAAGTCTTACGGGCCTTAGCGTCAGTTGGTAGTGCTTTATTCATAGTTATTGTTTCACGACGGGTTGCATTCTTAGCATCCAGTAAAGGTTAGCCGCGGCTTTGGCTACACGGATACCCCACTGGCTCTCTTCGTCCGTCCACTCGTAGTGCATATGCTCTGCTGTCTCGCAGTCCACAATGACGGATCTTATTTTTGGCAAGTAAGGTAACTTCTGTAGGTGCATCAGCATATACGCCTCAATGGCTAGCTGACAGCAGTCCTTCTGGTATCGTTTGGCCTTACCCTTAGTATTGATACGGCACTTGTAGTCCGCTAGAAATATTCTGGAGTCCTTGATGCCAATGAAGTCAACGGATCCAGCAATCTTGATGCCCCCGTGACTGACTACTTTTTCACAGCCCAAGGCTTGGACACTGTTCTCATCGATCCACTCCAGAAACGGCATCGCCCACTTGTCCCAGCATGACTTACCTGGGTGTTCGTCAATGCCCAGAACGTGGTGATTGATCATCCTCTCAATGGTTCCGTGAACCGATGTGCCGAACTCATGCGATGGTATCAACTCACCATCCTTTGGGTGCGGTCTAGTTCCGTAGACCATCTCTGCAAGGCTAGCCCAAGGCAAGTCCGGATGCTCTCTGGCTAAGTCCGTCATCATCCTTGGCTTGTAGACTTCATCAAGGAACGAGTCCTTGACTATGCCCAGCACGGTTGTGACCGATGGGTAAACATCTGCTCCAGCTTTACGAGCCTGTGCAGGAGTCCCCACCTCGGCCTCAAACTGAGGCTCCGATGGGTTCTTGCAGTTATAGAAGTGACTCATATTTCCTCTTGGTCGAGGATGAAGTTGAGTCCATCGCGGAGGGCATCGAGGTCAGAGCATTCGGCCTTCTCGTAGTCCTGAGTGCATAGAGTCCCACCGTCATCGGTCATGATTACTAGCGTCTTACTATCTGGGCTTACTATGTTGTCCACGAAGCAAGTCCGTAGGTGTCTCTGTGCCATCAAAGCAAGTAGCTGAGTGTCATTGCGAGGCTCTAGCTCGGTCTGGATCGGCATAATATACCGATCCCCAGCTTCAAGTTGTCCGATGCGAGCATCAGAGAATCTGCCACGGAGTCCCATGGCTGATACGATTTCATCATGAGGCAAACCTATGGCCGGCCCATCTGGATACGTGTGTATTTTTATTTTCATATGTTTAGTTGGTTCGTTTTATGTAGGCACAACTTTACTTAAAAAGCGTGCAGGAAAATTCTAGTAACAGGTTGGATCATTCTAGTAACATGGTGGAGCATTCTAGTAACATGATGGAGTATACGATTAACATAACTTACATCGGATTTTATATAGGCTTACCCCTTTTTATATGTCAAGTAGAAGTTTGTAAGTGATTCTAGTTCAAAGACATTTAGTTATCTTACACGCTTGTCAGTATGAGGTAAATTCAACCGTCCCTTGGCTGCGTAGTATTGATTCAGACTGATCGTGCTGTCCTTTACAATGTCCTTGAGATGTCCGTGACCCATGCGGACTAGCTTGTGTATCCTTTTGGCTTCATCGTTTATTCTCTTGGTATCTTTAGCCTTCTTTGCCTTCAGCATCTTCGTGCTGTAAATGCCGCGCCTGACCGCTAGGTGGCGCAGTGCCTCTGGTCTACCTTCCCACGGAGTCCCTAGTGCGGCTTCGGGCCAACTCATTTTCTCCTGCTCGACTCGTTTGATTACTAGCGATAGCCAGTTAGCCTCAGCCTCTGGATCGACGCAGATTTTTTGCCTGCTCGGTCTACGTTCTACGGCATCGGTAATGTCCGCAGTCTTGAGGAGTTCGTGATATTTTTCTGTCATGGACTGGCAAAAAGCCAGGGTGGATCGTGCTGATTCGTTATACATATTTAGTTTTTTTTAGTTGTTTGTTTAATATTTCTTGTGTGGATGTATAGTAGTTACATAGCTGATCGATGCTCATGTCATCGAGAGGAACAAAATCTTCGTCCCATCTCTCATACTTCTGTCGGTAGGTCATGAGCCTCCGCATGTCTTCTGTTTTTTCATCAATTGTTTTTAGGTATTCTTCTATGTCCATATTGTTAGTTGTTTCCTGCGCTTGATCGTCTCGCGCAGTCTCGTTTGAATGCTACAAAAAAACATAGCCTTGTCTACCAAAAAAGCCCGCACCGGTAAAGGTGCGAGCTAAGTGATTAAGGAGGATTATAGTTTGAACTAGTATCACTTACCTAACTTTTTGGTATGTGGACACTCATATGTTACATACTCAATAGCGTCCGTAATGGTATCCCAAGTGATACCGTATTCGGCATCGTGGTTTTCACCGATTCGTCGCAAGACATCTCTGGCTTGCTCGATTGTTAGCTCAATATCCATGCCGTCACTGGCGTGGTCAAGGATGTCTTTAGACGTCCATGTAATGTTGATTAGGTCTGGGTTGTGTATGCTCATGGTTATAGATATTCAGTGATGATTGATACCGCTAGCAGTAAGCCTGCGATGATGATGCTCCAGAATACGATGAACGCACTCTCCTCTTGCTTGTCTGTTTTGACTAGCTTGTTGGTTTCTTTTTTCATAGTGCCTCCTCGTAGTAAGTCTCGAAGTCATGCCGTTCTTGAGTGGCAATGTGTCCGATGTGGTTCACGTAATGATGCGGTGCGCCATAACAGAATGTGCCTTCGCACTCAGTTATTGACCATATCTGATTGTCGTCAAACCCTGCGTCCTTAGCCTCCTGCCATGAGGAGAAGTAGTCCCCTGATTCTCTGCCAATTTCTTCGTAGGGAAAGTCCCCTTGTATTGTTTCCATAGTATCGTTTATTGGTTATCTAGTTTGGTGATTAAGTCCTGCATTTTGATTAAGTCCTGCTCCGTGACTTCGCTTGGCTCGTCGAGTAAGCAAGCTATGTCGATGGACAGGTCGGCTATGATTTCGGTGATCGTTTGCATGATTTGTATTGGTTCGTGTTAGTTATAAGCAGTATGCTTACACCCCAAAAGCCCACTAGCGAATAGCTAGCAGGCTGAGGGTTGAGTTACGCTTCCAGTGCGTCCCACTTGTCCATCCATGCAGTCCACGCATCGTCGGACTCCTTGAGGGTTTTAGCGGGTATGTCTTTCGAGTTACCGAAGTCATAGATAGTAGCCGAGGCCTCGTTGCCGATGATGACATAGGCGGTGATGCCATGCCCGTCTTTGTTGAAGGACAGTGAGCCTTCCTCAGTGCCAAGCACCCAGTCTACGGCTTCTGTAGTAGATGGATCTTTGATGCGGTCTTCACCGTCGCTAGCTGAAACTAGCTTGAAGCCTGCAACCTCTTGGAAGTGGATGAAGGAGCGAAGGACTTTATTATAATCGGTCATAGTATTTATTGGTTGGTTTTTGTTAATTTGACGGAGTGTCCGTCTACCCAGAAAGCCCGCACCAGATGGACTGGATACGGGCTGATGGATTACTCCGAGAAGAGCTTGCGAGATACGTCTGCGGCAGAGGCTTTCCATGCCTCCCAACTGACCAAAGCACCGCAACCTTTTTCCCAAGTCTCGGGTTGGTCGTCTAGTGCCGCGATCTGCTCGCAGTATTTCTCGATTGCGCTGATGACCACAATTTGGTTCAGCGGTGAGCCGAACTCCATTGCGTCAGTTACTTTTTCTACGTTTGATTTACTCATGATATTTATTGGTTTATGTTGATTCGATGCGACCTGCATCTACCCAAAAAGCCCCCTAGCGAATGGCTAGGAGGCTGTTGGATTACTTGATCTTGAGCTTAATGACTCTCTCAATTTTGCCGAATGCGCCGACACCACCGAAGTCCTCGACCCAAGGTTCGATTACATCCCCGATCTCAAGATCGTCAGTGCTGATGCCTCTTTGGTCTAAGACCTCCCGTTTCTTTTTGGTGAGGATGCCCTCGATCGGATCAATCTCGACCCGATAGACCATCGCCGTGGCGGTGTTCTCCTTCTTGCTGTTCAAGGCATAGATGCCGTTGACGTTTGCATTCTGGAGCGCATCCTCCAAAGTCTCGGACTTCCCCCAGTAATAGCGGGAGTTAATGACTACATAGCGGACGAGGTTTTCGTTTTCTTTACTCATGTTTTTGATTGGTTCTTGTTATTGGCTCTCCCCATTTACAGCAGGCTTGAGACGCTCTCAGAGTTGAGGCTGGGTTACCAATCTATGTCCCACTTACTACGTCATCAGACCCTCTGGGTTTCACCCCGAGGAAGGTAGCGTTTGGACTGTCAATGAACGAGAACCGCGAGGCCATGCTAGCACGGACTCCAAACTTTTACGAGCTTTTTTTTCCACATAAACTAGGGATTAGCAGTAACTCGTTGACAATCAATGAAATTTAAATGTAATCATTTTCCGTGATACCGTAGAATCCTCTCCGATAAGCACCCTTAAACAGCTACCTTATGACATCCGTGGATGGCCGAATCATAGCACTGAATCTGGGACTGAAAGATGGCACTGAATCCATCTCGCCGATTGAGAAGAAAAAGGCTCCTCACATGAAACTGGACTGAGCCTAGCCAAGTCAGACTGAGCCAAGCTAGGTCTCGCTAAGGGGGGAGGAGGGGGTCAGCGATCCTGCGCGACTGTT